AGAGAGATCCTGATCTTTGGCAGGATATACTAATTAAACCGGCTCCGTGGGCCGTCAAGAAACTGCCGGGAGGAGACTACACAGGTTCGGCACATCCTCCGTATGATATGCTTCAGGTTCGCATCACCGAGGATGCCACGAAACAATCGCAGATGGCAAAAGATTTGGCAGCGCATAATGAAAAAGTCATAGGGAGCTACGAAAGAAATATAGAGAACGCAAAGTACCGCATTAACTGGATGACCGAAACCCCCACCAAGTTTTCTCTGATCCTGCCGGAAGTTGATGATCAGATAAAACTTTATGGTGAAGGCATTAAGAATATAGAAAAAAGGATTTCTGAACTAAAAGAACAGAACGAGGAGCTAACTACAGGGAACTTTAAAAAGTGAAGTAAAAAATATAGGCGGTAAGAACAATGATTAAGTGGCTTTTAAAATGGTTTAAGGGAAAGCCTGTACCAAAATACCTGTCAGGTAAAAATAATGGTTGATGAAGTACCCGTAGAAGAAGTTGACATTTCGGTACTGGAAGAATTTCCGGTCACGTCGTTTCCTGTACCAAGGAGTCGCGGGCGTTCTCCCATTCCTGTTTCTCACAGGCTCCCTGCACCAGCGCCTACTTCTTCCGCCTCGCGAATTCCTGCTTGGGCCAAGATAGGTTTAGGACGGTTAAATCCGTGGGCTAATTTCATGCAGCTTTCTCTGCAAGGTCTTGGACAACTGCCGCCGGGAACCCGCGAAACTCCTGCGGCGTCAGGTTCGCAGCTTTCGGAGAATCTCGCAAAGGGGATTCAGGCATTTAAGGAAAGGATGTCGGTTCCTGCGGGAGGGATAGCGCAATTGCCCGGAAGGCACCGGGCCTATCACGGTACGGTTTCTGGGAAAGGGCAATTCCCTCTAGCCGAGACAGAACTGGATCTGGCGCATAAAACGGAGTACGTAACCCCGAGATATGGAGACGAGCAATTAAACAGGTTGCTCGGGCCGCATTTTTCTAAAACACCCGATGTTGCAAACAGGTTTGCAGAAGGGCTTTATCAATGGCGGTCAGTATCCGGAGATTCCAGCCCCCTCGAAGGTCAGGTTATACCTGCGGATATCAGTACAAGGTTAAAGAAGATATACCAGCCTTTACGTNCGTATACTGGTAGAAGCGGAGAGAAGGTCTGGAAAAGCGCGTTGGGAGATGCGGAAGCCATTTCCAATGATATGTTCAATGTTGTATTCAGTGATCCCCGGAACAAGGAGCTTTTTCTGGATATAACGGATTTATGGGGGGCCGAACCTAGACATAAAGTATCCCTGGCTTATGACAGTGTTGTGGACGGCACCTTTAGTCTTCTTAAAGAAACCGATCGTCCTTTAAACACTAAAGGTATAGATACGGATAAACCCCAACTTATGGGGAGATTTNTGCGTGAGATTCTGGGGACTGATTTACTTTATGCGAATACGAATCAAAGAAAGCGTGTTGTTGAAGAATACAAAAGAATTCTGGGGGAACAGGGGTTCGAGGGCATCGAATATGAAAATACGGCCCCTCAAGAAATCGAGGGGTTGGGGGAAGACCGCGAGGCTCGCAGGAGTTTCGTGGTCTTTGATCCGTTTACCGGTGCCCGTAGCCCGTTTGCCCTTAAAGGAAAGAACTGGGCCAGAGGCGGCTTTGTAGATAAGCCTTTGTATGAAGAAAGGAGGATGTTATGGTAGATGATGTATTTATTGGTCCCGTTTATGAAATGAATATGGACCCTTGTCCGCGATGCGGGTGTGATAAACCCAAGGTCGAGGTACACGGTCATTACCAGTGCGCCGATTGCAAGTGCGTCACCAAGGAGTGCTGCGAAGGTGAACGGACCACGGCCCAATGACCATTAGGAAAACAGGAGGCGGTTACCGGCTCGTTTCCAAGACGGGCAAGAATCTCGGCACCTATTCCACCCGTGCCGGAGCCGCGAAGAGAGAAAAGCAGGTAAACTATTTCAAGAGCAGGAAGCCGAAGCGCAAGAAAAGGAGAGTCTAAGATGGCTGATGAGACAATTTCCGAGATGATGATAGCAATGGGGAGTGCGCCTCCTCCGGATGAATTAGGGAACCGTACTCCTGTTCCTTCCTCTGACGCGCAGGCATTAATTCAGGAGCTTGAGGCAGTTCTTAGGGACGGCACTATGGATCAAGTACGCAGCTTTCTTAGCAATAACAGGGCCAGTTTACTGACTGTCGCGAGCCAAGATCCTGACTTCGCGAATCGGCTTGAGTCTATTATGGGGTCTATGCCAAGAGCAGGAAGGGAGTGGGGTGACACGAGAATTTCAAATTTCGATGCCCGTGGGGGAGAACTTCTGGCTCCTTCGGGACCGATGGGACCAGTAGGAGAGTACCAAATCTACGATGATCCAGCAACTCCTGCGACACCCGTTGGTACAAATGAATATGATGCGTGGGCCGGAATGGGATCCTCTTTTCCGGGGCCATCCTTTTTTCCTAGTGAAGGTCAGACTGCGCCAGACTTTGAAGCCCTTGAAGAAGTCCGTGGTCCGATGCCCGAGTTTGCTCAGGGCGGTTACGTGGGCCGTGGCACTATGCCCGGTGAACTTCGTCGGAAAGGATCTCTTCCCGTTCGCGTTGCGGGCGAAAGCATGCGTGAATACCGGGAGCACCGTGAGGATGAAGACGATGTTCGCCCTGTCCGCCGCACTTTGTCCACGGCACTTTCTCCAACCTTGTCCCGCAGGTTGTTCAGTTAATGGCTGATCAGGGGCTTCCAAGAAGTAACTTTGGCACTGCGTCCTTGGTGGAGCGCCGGGACGCATTGCCGCCTGTCGAGTTGGACGTAGAAGAGGGGGCAGAAGTCTCTGTTGAAGAAGAGGGGGTTATTGAAGGACCCGACATTGATATACAGGTAGAGGAGGATGGAGGTGTTGTAGTTGATTTTGATCCGTCCGCAAAGCCCTCTGAAGAAGGGGATTTTTATTCTAACCTTGCGGAGGTTTTAGAGGACGGTGAGCTTTCCAAAATATCCAGCAGTTTGTTGGAGGATTATGAGAATAATAAATCCGGGCGTAAGGATTGGGAAGATGCGTACAGCAAGGGTCTTGTTCTTCTCGGATTTAAGTATGAGGAGAAATCAGAACCGTTCAGGGGTTCTTCCGGTGTAACACATCCTTTGCTGGCGGAAGCGGTTACGCAGTTTCAGGCACAGGCTTTTGGAGAGATGCTTCCGGCGGGAGGCCCCGTAAGAACAGAAATTATCGGGAGGGTTACTCCTGAAGCTGATGATCAGGCGGAACGTGTACGTCATTACATGAATTACCAGATTACATGCATAATGAACGAGTACACGCCTGAGTTTGATCAGATGCTGTTTTATCTTCCTCTGTCTGGATCTACATTCAAGAAGGTTTATTACGATGAGTTCTTGGGGCGGGCTGTTAGCAAGTTTGTTCCGGCGGAAAATATAATTGTTCCATATACCGCTACTGATTTAGGTACTTCCGAGAATGTAACTCATGTCATTCAAATGACCGAGAATGAGCTGAGAAAGAAGCAAGTTGCAGGGTTTTATCGTGATGTTGAAGTGTCTGGTGATCAGATGGACCCCTCAGAAGTACAGGAGGAAATGGATGATATTGCAGGTGTTACGGCGTCGTATCTTGATACCGATGTCACGGTGCTTGAGTGCCACGTCAATTTGGATGTTGAAGGCCATGAAGATAAAGCTTCGGATGGCGAACCCACTGGTATCAAGTTGCCTTATGTTGTTACGGTTGCGGAAGAAAATGGAAAAGTACTAAGTATCCGTCGTAACTGGAAAGAAGACGATTCCGATAAAACAAAGATTCAATACTTTGTGCATTTCAAGTTTTTGCCCGGGTTTGGTTTTTATGGGCTTGGCTTAATTCATATGATTGGTGGTTTGAGCCGCACGGCTACTGCTGCGTTGCGCCAGCTTATTGATGCGGGCACCTTGTCTAACTTACCGGCTGGTTTTAAAGCTCGGGGATTGCGTATTCGTAATGATGACGATCCTTTATCTCCGGGTGAGTTTCGGGATGTTGATGCTCCGGGTGGGGCTATCAGAGATTCTTTAATGCTTCTTCCTTATAAAGGAGCTGATCAAACCCTGTTCCAGTTAATGGGTTTTTGCGTTGAAGCGGGTCAACGGTTCGCTGCCGTATCCAATCTTCAAGTAGGAGACGGGAACCAGCAGGCGGCAGTTGGAACAACGATTGCTCTTCTGGAACAGGGCGCAAAGGTTATGTCGGCAATTCACAAGCGCCTTCATTATGCTCAAAAAGAAGAGTTCACTTTACTGGCACGTGTGTTTGGAGAATACTTGCCTCCTGAATATCCATACGAAGTTGTTGGTGGTGAGCGAACCATAAAAGCTAAAGACTTCGATGGTCGGGTTGATGTCATCCCGGTTTCTGATCCTAATATTTTTTCGATGGCACAACGGGTAACGTTAGCTCAAACAGAATTACAATTAGCTCAGTCAGCACCTGATCTTCATAATATGTATGAAGCATATCGGCGCATGTATAAAGCAATAGGGGTACGTGATGTTGATGCTATCCTTAAACCTGCCCAAGAAGGCGAGCCGGAACCAAAAGATCCGGCAGTAGAAAACTCGGATTCTCTTGAAAACCTACCCCTTGTTGCCTTTGAAGGGCAAAATCATGACGCTCATATTATGGCCCATCTGGTCTTCGGCTCTTCTGGAATGGTCATGCAGATGCCTGCTGTCGTAATGGCTTTGCAAAAGCATGTAATGGAACATGTGTCTATTAAAGCCAAGGAACAGGTTGCTCAACAGTTGCAGGAGCAAGCTCCGAATAGACAACCCACTGAAGAAGATCTTATTCAAATTGAATCTCTAGTAGCGGAATTAATTTCTCAGGGTATGCAGGAAGTGAAAGCTGTTAGTGTTCAGATTAGCGGTGGTTCGGGGCCTGATCCATTACTGGCTCTTAAAGCACGGGATCTTGATATTCGCGCTCAACGTGATCAAAATGAATCTTTGATTGATGAGCAAAGGTTAGCTCTTGAAAAAGAAAAGACGGCTATAAATGCACGTCTTGGAGAGGAGCGTATAAAATCAATGGAAGATATTGCGGACGCCCGTATTGATGCTGCAAAAGAAAGAGAACTTATGAAACAGAGGCAGCAATAGGAGAACTTTAGGGTGGAACGC